CTTGTAGGGGCTTGACCTGAGTAAGCGCAACCTGAAGCGCGCCCATAAACTCAGGATCAAATTGCTCAGGCAAAAAGTCTGCGGGAAAACCCTGAGAAATAAGCTGTTGACGAATCTCTTCGTAACGGCTGGGGTCTTGCAGAATCTGCATGATCAAATCCTGCAGCATTTGAAGCAGTTCGGCGGGCAAGGAAAGCTGCGAAATCGCCTGCTTAAACTCCGCAATTGCGGCCGGATCCATCTGTTCCCCAGCGCCCAGTAGTTCTTGCGAAAATTCTCCTGCCGGAACTTCTTGGCGAGCTTGTGCCAACGCCGCCTCGGCCTGAGGGTCGGCGGACATCGCGGGCTGCTGTGGAGGTGGTGCGGGTTGTGGGGCAACCTGAGGTGCCAAACCCATAATACCTTGATTCTCTTCCATTCCTGTCCTTTCCAATTTCGGCTAATCACCCATGGGGCTGCGCGTCAGGAAAGAACGCGGGTATGGGCGCATTATGACTCATTTGTTTAGTTCCTGTCTACTTCCAGATATGAAAGATAGAAGACCACATCGTCTTCAGAGGACTCTACCTCAAGCTCATCCGTTGCTTCCATAACGCAAGGAATTCCGCTAAATACGTCCATCGTTGCATTGACCGGCAAGAAGATGTCCCGCATCAGGTGGTAACCCGTCGCCCCTCCTCCCGGATAGACGATGATCGTAATCGTGGCGTCCGCTGAGTTGGCATTCGTCACCCGCAAAGAGCTCAAAATGGCCGTATTCGCAGCAGGCACGGTGTAGATAGTGTGTGGCGTGGCCGCTACCGAAATGTGATGCTGCTTTAAATACTTGTTAGCCATCAGTACATCTCCGCAGAAACAAAGGCAATCGTCATGATTACCGATGGAATGGCAGGCCTAGTCGGACTTGTCCCCACTCCGTAATGCTCCAAAAATGCCCCGGGACGATCCGACCACCACGCCATCTCTAAATACTCTGTCGTCGCATCGTTTACGGTGAAAATGCCGTTGATTGACGGCACAATATGCGACCAAAGCGAAGCGCTTTTTCGGGCCAAAAGGTCAAAACGGCTGTTACTCAAGGGATAGTTGACACCCGTATTCTTGGCCCAGATCTCAAACTCACCGACCGCATTGTCCTGATTGGATACCTGCGTACGAAAGGTCACTAAATACTGACCCGGGTAGTCAAACATGAGCTTCGAGGCCCGTGATCCGTTGATCGTGGTGCTTGCAACAAGCTGCGACGTATCTACAGTGTAGACACCCACCCCGCCTGTCGTGCCACTGACCTGAGCAATGATGCGAGTGCCCGCTGTGATGCCGGTGCCAGTGATTATCATGCCCGTTAGCAGCGTTCCAGAAGTCACTGCTGTGACATCCAGTACAGTGCCAGCAGACCCCGCCCCGTCGTCAATCTCGCCTGTGAACACCGCCGTATGGCTTGCTACCTTGATGCCATACTCAAAAATAGGACTGTCAAAAGTAATGATGTTTTCTGACGTCGTCCCGATATTTGCCTGATCCTCCTCCGACATCAACATGGCATACGGCAGCAAAATGCCCGTGCTCGCCTGAAAACCTCGAATAGGACCAGCAAAACCACCCCCGGCAGACCCTCCGCCGCCCGCGAACCACGAGACCGCTGCTCCCTGATTCTGGTCCACGGTCGACGTGTAAGTGTTGTTGAGCTGCAGAACAATCTGCTCGAGCGAACGGACCAGCTGGTCAAACTGCTGGGGGTTGTACTGAGGCGATGCGTTCGGCAGGCGAACGTTAAAAATCTTGCTCATCGCAAGCCATCCGGTTGAATGTCAACACGCAAGGTGCCGTATCGCCAGAAGGTGTCGACCTCGTCGCTGTCGATTAACAACGAAATCTGGCGTCCACGTGCTCGTGTGTCTACCTTTTGAGTAGTCGGGGTTACCGTATAAGGGTCCAAGGAGCTTGGGTTTGCCGTGGCTTGGGGGTATGGGCGTAGGCGCAATTGCACTTCTAAATTGCCCTGCTGGTTTTTGAAATCAGGGATAAAGCGCTTCATGTAGATCATGTTGTCGCCATCGCCGATGTCAAAGTAGCCCGACTGGATGTAGGCATGAATTGGGCCACCATCCGCATCGTTTAAGCCATCCTCTTGGTTGTACACAATACAGCGTCCCGCAGTCAGGCCGTAAATCGTTGAGATTGTATTGGCGTTAGAGTTTTCCAAATAAGGTGTCGCTAACGGCTTGTCGTACGCTCCAACATCGGCCCACGAAGTCCTTGACATAGAGCCAACGCTCCAGACATTTTCTAAGTAATTTAGTGTGACAAAACGGTCGATGTAGTCACTCGTGAATGAGCAATACCACCACGTGACTTCGTTAAATTGTGTGTTAATACCAACATGTACTTTCTGCCCTTGAACAAGATTAATGTCCTTAAAGACATAGTCCTGAACGGTACAAGGCAGTTTTTTAACCGTACCATCAAACAAGAAGAAGGCCTCTTTAGCCATCCAAAAGGCTAATCCATTGACGTCCGCAGCCGCATGAGGGCTAATACAGCCGCAGTTTGCTCCAAGCTGCTGAAAGCCAAAAGTATACGGGGGGCCGACATACTGCATACCATGCAGCGATGTGTCGGTAAAGATCAAAATCTGACCGCGAGAGCGAATCGCCGTCACGATCTCATTTCCGTCAGTGAGCCGTTGCCCACCAGCCGTGTTCGTTGCTGACTCAACAAAATTGTTGATGTCCTCTTGGTTAGAGAACCGCACAAACATTGGATCTTGTGTGCTTGGTGTTCCGATTGTTGATTCTGTACCAAAACATACTAAGTGTCTGTCCGGGGTTGAGACCAGCGCATATTTGCTCTTTGTGGGTGCTCCTGCGACAACCGCTGCGCGATTATTGACGATCCCAGCGCTTGTGTCCCATCGATAAATAGAGCCATCTACCAACTGACAAAGCAGGTCTTCCCCAAACGTATCAAATTGCCACACCCGCGAAAGAAGCTGTGTTCCTGCTGAGGCAGGGCGGGGCGTTCCCCAAGTGCTCAAGCCCCACGTGCCAGTGCCCCAACCAAAGTCCACATAGCTGACATCCGTTCCAACGTTGATCTGATACTGGCCTACAACAGCTGCCCCACCATCTCCAGAGTCACTTGAGTTAGCTACCACTGGGGCAGTGATGGTGTATGTGTTGGCGCTGAGAACCTGCGTGATCTCGTATTCACTGTTTAAGATAGCCGCTGTGATGTTGCCGCCAAGAGAAACCGCTCCACTAAAAGTAACAAAATCCCCTTGGATTGCGCCATGCGCGGTATCCGTCACAGTAATAATTGCTGAGCCGTTGCTCGCGGCAAACGTGACGTCCCCAGCACCTGTCGTGGCTCGAATAGGGGTAATGTCCGCCCATGCCCCACCAGTAAACACGTACAGCTTTCGGTTTGTTCCCACCGCTGCATAGGGTGAGCCAGCAAGGTCGGACCAAGTAAAGACCTCGCTACATTGACCAAGAAGATAGGTTTCCTGACCAGCGAACATGGTCCATCCACCCATCTTTTCTGGAAGGCCATACCGAAAGCGCACGTAGTCGCTGTCAATCCAGCCACCCTCTGCGCCATATTCGGTGTTTTGCTTGTCGATTCCCGGTTTAAGGGCTAGTCTTAGATACGCCATTACAGGTACTCTGCCTCTGCTTGCCGTCGTTTAACGAGACCCCGTAGGATTCTGCCGCCACCACGAATCCACTTAGCCAACTCAGTTCTTGCGCCGTCCCAATCCTCGGCGTTTATTCGTCTGCGCAACGTCGATGCACGGTACCGTGCCACCCCTAGATTGTAAGCAAAATCTGTTATAGCGCCAAGAGCTTCTGGATGTCGAGCTAAATTGGGCGAAGCCTTGAAAACACCCGCTCGGTAGTTGTGCCTTAGCTCATGTTGCAGCCACTGCTCTGCGACTTCTTTGGTTATCGGTGGGTCGTCTTTGGTTACCTGCGTCCCATCGGGTTTAAACACCGTCCCGTATCCAATCGTCCAGTAGCCTGCGGGGCACAAATATGGCGTAGCAGAAAAACCCTCAAACCGACGGCACAAGGCAGCGGCGATCTCAAGACTTCTGTCCACGTTCCCAAACCCTTCCAACGAACCAGAACGTCAGAATCAGCGTCAGGATAGCCATGTCGTCTTTGTTCCACATCTCAAGCAGCACCACGCGCCAGTCGCCGTTTTGCTCAAGGGCCAGAAGATACGCAGCCAGTTTGACCAAGAAGTAAGTCGTCACAAAAGCGTAGGTCACTATCGGACGGACAAGGGCTGAGATCCCTGCTATGACTTTACCTGCTGCCCTTGCGGTTTTACCCTGTTCTTCAATTGCCCTGCCGATTGCATCGACTTCAGCCATCGTCATCTCGGCCTCGGTCTGGCGCATGTGGATCTCACCACGGACCTTGGCAAACTCCATCTCGGCGGTCAACAAGGCGAGTTCATGCGCACGCTCAGACTTCCTGTCCCAGAGCTTTAATACCTCAGGGGCTAAACGAAACAAGCCCCCAAGAAGTCCACCGAAGAGAGACTCAAGCATTAGGCAGGTCCGGCAGAGGGCATCACAGGCTCAGCAGACGCCCCACCAACAATTTCTGGCTCCTCTGGCTGAACGATTGTGACCTCGCCGTAAGGGCTCTCTACCCAAGCCATCTCTGAATGGTTCCAGTTCCACTGAAAGCCGGGGTTGTCGGTCGG